ACGCACCAAATGCTGTGATCGTGGCACTTGTAAACGACAGATCAGCAAAGTCAGTGAAGGCCGTTGTGCCGCTAGAAGTTGGCGTCACGTTAACCAGTGTGCCGCCGCCTGCTGCATAGGTGCCTGAGTTTGCTACTTCGTTTGTTACCGTATACGCAGTCGTAGCCGCAGTAAACGAGGCACTGTTGTCATACATTGCAAGCTTAAAAGTATCGCCACCCGCAGTGCGAAAGTCGTGTACACCCTCCAAGATTTGCACCTTGAAGCTTGTACACATGAAATTTCCCGTAAATGCCATTTTATTCCCCTAAAAGATGTACCAAATCAGGATATCCAGCTTCGCGCAACTTGTGTGCAATGGTTGCGCGGTCCTGAATTACCGCTTGCTGCAGGTAAAACAATCCAATCTGCTTCACAGCCGCCTGAAATGCAATTGCTTGATCACGAATAACAGGATGGCTGTTGCCGCCTACGTAAACAATCTTGTCCACCATGTGTTGAGCAAGCTCCTCGGGCGTGTGCCCGCGGCCACTCGTCGTGGCGACAGTCACTTTGTTCAACAAAACAGGTGCTTGAGCTATATTCATGGTCCAGGTGTGTCTGATTTAAGTTGAATACGCACCATTCCGTCTCTGTACTCATCGCGACGGCGACGTCCTTGTTGCTCAATGCCCAGACCCTGAACAGCCTGCTTATAGCTATTTTCAAAGTACGTCAGCATCTCCAACGGTCCCTTAGTATAACTGTATGCTTGGATTAAACACGCATAAAAAAGCGCTTCAGGCGCATTTGTGCTGATCCAAGTCGTGGGCGTTGCAGGAGAAAGTTGTGCAGGGCGGTAAATGTACCCAAGTTCAACAGAAAAGTTTGCATTTGGCGTGGGCGCCACGTAAAACGTGTTTTGATCCCACACCGAATAATATTTTGGCGTGTTTGTAGTAGCACCGTTTGGCCAATACTCTTTCATAAAAGAAGTATCACGGAAATCCAAGAAAATTTGATTGGTGCCTGACGTAATCATCATGTAGCGATGCGTCAAAATGTCCGAAGGCGCAGTCAGAAACTTGTTCCCGCTTGTCATGTTGCCCGCAACTTCAAGCTTAAAGACATCCAAGTCAATATCACGCAAAATCCGGTTCTCGGCAAGCGTAATGAACGTGTTAATCACCGAGGTTGAAAAGACGTTAGCGTCCACCTCAGTGTAATTGCGGATGTTCGTGACTAATTCGTCATATGTCATGTTGTCACCACTGTAACTTTTCCAACGGAGCTTACCCCAACAATATCTTTAGAGGGGGGATAAGGCTGCATGTTCGTGCCACCATTCGCACTACCTAAACTCTGAAATGCAGTAAATCCTGGCGCCCCAACAAACACAGACATCGGCTCGATACGGTCTGGGCGCGGATCACGTAGCGCAATGGAGTCGCCTCGATACTTTAAAGGCTCAAGTTGCGGCTCTTTTGGCTCGTAATCCTCTGGGCAAACCATGAAACCACGCCAGTTCTTGCGCAAAACATTGTACGAGTAACGCTGACCACAGTAATCACAGAGGCCGTAGGAGAATTTGCCCGTTGCGAAAGCCATCTTAGAACCCTAAGTCAGGGACAAAATGCACACTCGCAGTATCACGGTCAGCAAGTGCTGCACGTTGGAAATCCTCTTCGTAAATCTGCTTCAAAGGACCGGTGCGCTCAGGAGCGTATTTCAATGACAACATGTAAGCCAAGCCGCTTGCCAAACAAGGCAAGAACCTGAAGTTTACGTCTGCCGTATTGGTGTAAGCTCCCGCATCTTCAATGCGTCGTATACGGTAGTAAACAAGGGTATAGTTTTGATCAGACGCAGGATACAAGTAAACCGTCGTAGGATTAGCGCGCTGTACGTAATACTGCGAAGGACGCGCTTGTGTCGTCTTATCCGGCACGTTTAAGTACTCTTCACGACTGATTCGATCAATCGTAATGTCCGTGCTAGGACCCGAGTTGCTCAAGCGAACAACCGCAGACAAGACGTTGACGGTGTCAGAAGCAAGAACCAATTCCCGCGAACCCTGAACAAGAGGAAATGTCGCTTCCTCAATAGTCCATAGGTTTAACCCTCGGCTTGCCCAGTCTAAAAACAACAAATTCAAAGAACGACGCGCACTCGTCAACTGATAACCATTGGTCATCCTGATCCCGCAGCGCTCAAAACTTTCCTCTATCAGATCATCAATCTGTAGGTTAAAGTCAGTCGTTCCTGAAGTTGCCATTATTTAACCATCCCGCCTTTTTTGAGCTTCTTGCCCATGGCCATGCGCTTGTGTTGATTAACAGCACCTCCATTTTTCATCATTACAGGACCCGTAGTCTGCGAAGTTTCCTTCAGCATCTTGTTCCGAGGACCCGTTCCAACCGCTCCGCCGCCTTTAGTTGCAGCACCCATTCCACGTCCGGCCATGATTATTTCCTTTAATAGTTGTTTACGTAATCTTTCTGAAGGGTTTGACTTTTGCGCTAATTTTTTTCGGTTGTGCCACAAACTGCTTTCCTGCTGCCTTGCCCTTTCGTTTTGCACGCGTAGTAGCGGCATACTCAGCGGGGCTCAAAGCCTTAATCGCAGCCTTTGGAAGGTATCTCTCACCCGTCTCAGAAGACTTTTTGCCAGACTTGGTTTGCCAATCCGCGTCGCCCCAAGACTTCAACGATTTTTGCGGAGCTTTCAATCTCGATAACCTCCGCCTTTTTCTTTATACCTCTTGGCCAATAACTGTGCCTTGCGCCCGCTCCACTGACCCGCGCCCGTGCCCTGTACCGCGGAAGCTTTTATGCTGCTAAACAAGCGCTTGCGCATTCCAGGTTTGGTGTAGTTACCCGACTCGTTGACTTTGGACTTGGCTTCGCCGCCTTTTGCATACGCCGAAACATCCAAGTCATCTGAACGAGACTTTGCCTTACCCTTTGGCATTTTGGAAGCTAAAATCACACCCATTCCGCGACAAGTTTTCATGGCAATGCCTTTTAAACACAGCCCTGTCAGAATAACTTACAGGGCTGTTTTTGTCATTACTTTTTACCCTTAGCACCGCCTGAAGCAGCGCCTTTTTTCATCATGCCGCCGCTTGCCATCATCTTTGACTTTGCCATGCCGCCTTTAGCCATTTTACCCACGCCGTCGGCCGCAAATGCAGGAACTTTTTTACCATTCTTTTCGACCATTTTCATGGCGCCAGTTGTAGCTTCTTTTTTCTTAACAGCACCGCCCGCAGCGTAGCCTTTTTTCATCATGCCGCCAGACGCCATCATCTTTGAGTTCATCATTTTTACTACTCCTTGTACAAATTATTAAATGTTTGCGTAGGGTCCATGTACGAGTCATCCTGCTCGGCACAATGAATCCACTGATTAGGTCTAAAATCTGGCGCACCTTTGCCAGTTACCCAGTATGCAGGGCTGGTGACCCTTACCCGATTATTTGGTAATGCAACCATATTACCTGTCCACTTCCCTGCATCCGTCAGAATTAACACATGGCTTTGTTTATGCTGTGAGGGGTCTTCCGACACTTCGCTCTCCGCATAATCTACCGTAAACAGGTATCTGCCTGTGAAGAATTCGTTGTTTATCTTGCATATCCAAGGCGAGGGCTTTGCCCGCTCTAGGCTAATGATTGAATGGTTGTATGAGTTGCAATCCCAAGGCTGCGACAAGTGGTTAAGCATCCGCTCTGGCCAGTTCTCTAGCGGAATATCTCCCACCAGTGCCGCCAAGGGCATTCTTGCCCACATCGCTCCGCCATGCACATTCTCTTGACTGCCGTCATCCGCTTCGCAACCAGTAAAAATGACCTGAAAGCTTAAACTGCGATCAGGAATGGTTGTAACGGCCACCGCCAATGCATGAATAAACTCACCCTGGTATTTCTGGTGCCCATTGGTAAACTCTTTTCTTACCCAGCACTTAAAATACGGGATGTTACTGGTCAAGTACATGTCAACACTTCCAACGCTTAAGCGCGGCTGCCTTACGGGTGGGGCGACCCTTTTCATCCTTCATCGGACCCGCCATTCCGCTAAATCTTGCGCAGAAAGATTTTTTACGTGCCGCATCTTTTGGCGTTTTGGGGTTGGGAGCCGGCGCTTTTAAATTAGAGCCCGTTGCCGCATTCATTTTGGCTCGACCCTTGGCAGTTAGTCCCGCCCCCTTGGATACAGGCAACTTCTCCCCGCGTCCAACAGACAGAGAGGGGGTTTTCTTAGCCATTACGCAGCAGCGCCGCCAACAAACAGTAGCGTCACACTAGTAATTTCTGCGCTGCTCAACGTGATGTGAATGCCATCAGGAAACAAGATTCCATTGTCTGGAATAATCATGTCCTGAGATCCTGCCACAGCAGGAGAAGTCATTGTCATCAGCGTTGTGCCCGATGCGCCGCCGCTTTTCAGCGTAATGGTGGCGGGGGTAACCGTGTGGGTAAAATACATTCCAGCAAGACGTGAACGACCATTAACCGCTTGGCTGGTTGCAGTCTTGCTGACCGCCGAGATATCGCTTGCAAAGCTCATAAGTAGCTCCTACTGTTCTTGCGTTTCTTCTGGCGCTTCTAAGCGATTGATAAGCATTTGATAGGCCGCAACAGTTGCTTTGGATTGAAGGAGGAAGACTTCAGCCTTCCCCGCCTCTTTCTGCAACTCGGCAATCTCTGCTTCCAGAAATTCCTTGGTAATCTGCATTATGTATTCGTTGTGGTCAACATAATGTAGTAAGCAGTGCCAGCGCTGTCCACAATCTTCAATGAGTTTGTAGCAGCGCCCTGCGTATTTGCCGTTACCATCGCAGAAGGAACATTAAACAAGTTAGCAACCGTACCCGATCCACTGTTCGTAAAACGAATAAACGAAGCGTTAGTCCAAGTGCCGCCAGACGCAAAATCAGAGTCAGCTTGAATAGCTGCGATTGTGCCGCCAGGGTTTGTAGATGTGCCACCCAATGTAGCGCGAAGCGCGTTACCAGCACCAGAAATAGTGCCTGAACCATTAATGGACAAGCTAACGTGAGCACCGTTAATTGTGCCGCCTGTTGCGCCGCCTACGCCTGTCACTCTGGTCAAGGCGCGGATTGTTTCACCGGAACCTGTTGAAGTGAATGTTAAGCGGGAGTAATTTAAACGCGTATCGCCGGTTGTAGCCGAAGAAGTTGCGTAAGCGGAGTCAATGTTTTGAGCGGTAGTTACAACAATAGGGTCAGTGTCTGTGCCAGAAACAAAACCGTTAAGCGATTTGACTGGGCCGCTGAATGTGGTCAATGCCATGATAATTCCTTGTATATGCAGTACTTCGCCTTATAGTCTCTGCATCGTCCGCTGGGGCGGTCTATAAGGCTGGAGGTTCCCAGATTTACATCAATCATAACCTATACAACAATAAATGCAAGCACAAAAGAAAAACCCCGCCTTTTGGGCGGGGTTTTAACTTAACTATCGAAATAGTTAAGGCGTTCCGGGTGAACCGAAAATTCCTCTGGCGTCGCTAAAGCCAAACGAGTACCGTTCGCGTGCCTTGTAGCGCACGTTACCTGTATCGAAATCGCCCTCAAAACCAGTCTTGATATTGACGCGCTCAAACATCTTCATGCCGTTAGGGGCATCGGTGAGGATGAAGAATGCATCAGGATCTGTCAGGTAATGGTTGACAGAGTAGCCTTGGGGAACCATGCCCATGTTGCGGATAGCGTTGATGTCGTTATCTGCAGTACCAACACGCAGAGTTGACTTCAAGATGCGATCTGCAGTGAACTGGAGTTCCTTAGGAACAACCAACTTCAAACCCTGAACAGCGATCTTCAAGCCACGCTCGTCCGTGAAGGCGGCGATGTCAATCAGAGCTTGCTCAAGTGAAGTTTCTGTCAAGTCAGCAGGAGTAGCGAGCTCGTTTTTGAGGTCTGGGCCGCCCAGTGTTGGGTGATCCAAAGCGCAAAGAGGCTTGCCGTCACCACCGATGGAGGTTGTGAAAGCACCATTCAGAACAGCCGCAGCTTTAATCTGTTTGGTTGTAGCCATTGAGCGAGCAAGAGCCTTGGTGTAACGGGCTGCAAGACGGTCGTAGAGGTTGTCCTCGACGGCTTCCTCGGTCAGCGAGAACGCCAATGCAATCGTTTCGTGTGTGTAGCGCGCTGTGTAGACTTCTTGTGCTTGGTCGTACGAGACGCCAGCACCTTCGTTCTTCACAGGAGCTTCACCGAAACCGGAGAGCATAACTTCCTCTTCAAAAGCACGATCAGAGGATTCGATATCATATATCTCTTCATGCTCTTTATCGTAGTTTTTGTACTCAAGACCAAACAAGGCGTTAAGACCTGGCTCAAGTTCCTTTACTAGTTGTGCGCGTGAGATAGCCATGATTAGGTTCCTTGTCCAATAACACCAGCACTGCCGTAGAGGTGTTCGTTAATCTTCACCACGACAACTGCATTGGTGCCGAACTCATTGCCTGGGACGTTGTACAAGCCAACAATCTTCAGGTTCAGTGCGGCGGTCTTTGCAGGGGTACCAGCCAATTCCATGCCAGAAACACCAGTCGTAGCGTTGCCCGTGCCAATCGACACATCAGCGTTCCAGCCGACATGTGCCTGTGTGACGCTAGACGCAGCTTGAATGATGAACAACTGACTTGGATCGTCAATGACGTCAGCTTGGATTGTGCCAATGGTGACATTGACGCTACCTGGATAGTAGTTTTTCCAAGTTGGCTTGTTTGTGGTTGGATCGTTGTAGAAACAACCGTTAAACACGCCCACTGCTGCGGTATGTGTTGCGGGGTCAAATTGGACCAAGTAACCATTATAAACAGTTACTAAGTCACCTTGGTAAATTGCGCCAGCTTGGTTATCTTCAATTGCGTAACCATACTGCTTCTGTCCACCAGTAGCAGAAAGGTTACCAAGAGCTTTTAGACCAAAAGGCTTATCGACGTTTGCCATTTTGTAAGTCCTTTAAGGGTTATTCGGCGTCCTTAGAGCCGCCGAAGGATACTTTTGTCTGCCGTTCTGGACGGTTGATTTTCATTGACGAGTGTGCATTCGTCTTCAACAGTTCATTATCAACAGATTTTAATTGGTCGTGTGTTCGCGCAGCGTAATATGCTTTGCGCTCTTCCGCTGTTTCATCAGGGATCTTAGCCAGCAATAGACCTCCCACGCCGATTACACCGGCATGTCGGCCATCTTCTACCGAAGGTGACTGAAAATCGGGGTGCTCGTCGGCGCGAACCAACTCATACCCTTCACGGAGTTTTGACGAGACGTTAATCCGGTCATCAGATCCGTTGACTTCAGCTCTAATCCAGCGGTGCCGGAAGCCCTCTGGTGCGGGGGGCGCATCCAAGCGTGACGGTGGAGCCCATGGTTTACGGCGCGTATCCTTCTCACGTGTTTCCATCGCGCGAGGGGTACGATTCAGTTTTGGCACGTTAATTTCACTCATGGCTTACTCCTTGACATACTTGGCATATTCCTCAAGAGGAACACCTAGTTTTTTAGCTATCGCAACCTGGCTCGGACTTAACCGGACAGTGCGGCGTGCGGAACTATTAACTCCCGAAGATCGGGTGGCAGGCGCAACCGTTTGCACGGGCCGGTTGGCTCTGGAATTTTGCGTCGCATTGGAATTGTTCCCGCCAGAAAACTTCTGTGGAAACGCCTCACGAACACGGCGATCTAACTCATCATAATACTCATCGGACGTGGGGTCAAATCTTTCTGCTTGAACCAACTGAATATGAATTCCACGCGCCGCAGCCGTCATCGGCACATCACGCCCAAACCACTCATTGCGTTCTGCCCAGTCTTCTGCACGTGGGTCAGGCTGTGCGCGAGACTGCTGTACTGCAGCCTGTTGTTGTCTGTAGGCAGCTTGTTGTTGTTGTGCAACAGTCTGCGCCCTTCGATGCTCTTCAGCATCCGCAACACGGCGCTGATCATACAGAATATTGGACAATCGCTCTTGTGCCTCAATTTCCGTATCAGTATCGCCCTCTTCCCGCGCTTTTTTAATGATTTGGCGTAAAGTATGCGCCTCGGTATCAATTCGACTGCGCGTCTGGACTAAACGCTCGGCATCTGTGTGCTGGAACTGTTGTTCTAGTTGCTCTACACGTTGCTGTACGCTTTTTGCGTAGTTAATAGCCGTTTCTTCTCGACGCTGCGTCTCCCGTAACCGAGCCGTCAGTTTGTCAATCCGTTTTTTAACCTTGTCCCCGTATTCCTCTAGCTCGCTAGACTCTTGCGAAGACTCTACCGAAACCTGAGGGGGTTGCTCCTCGTCTTTTAATACCGAATTTTTGCCGTCTTCGCTCACTTCGACCGTAGCAGGCTGTTCGTCTTCGCCAATATTATATTCAAGCTGTTCATTCATCTCTAGTACCCCTTACATGTGCAAGATATCAGACGGATCATTTAGGATCCCGATAATCTCGTCGTCGTTCAAAATGCGTATCTCGCCACCATCTATCGAGATACGGGAACCTGCGTAACGCCCAAAGATAATCCAATCCCCTTCCTTGCACCAAGGGCCGTGAGGGAATTTGCTTTCATCGCTATACGCTAAATCACCCATCTTCAACACATAACCACATGTGGTGGCCAGTTGTGTACGCTTTTGGGTTTCTTCAGCCAAAACGATACCGCCTTTGGATTTTTCTGCACCACGGTACGGCAAGATGGCAATACGCCATCCTGTAGGATTGGGAATCCTATCCATTACCTCGTTTTGAATCTTAGAGGGATCAAACTCCCCGTCCGCAGAATATGCGTCATCCAAACTCGGTCCGCGATCCGCGGCCTCTTGTTGCCACTTACGTTCAAGTGCAGTAAGTGTTGCGTCAGCTTCCATTGGGTACTCCTTCAGGGTTAAAAATCATTTTGAGTTGCCCGTTTAACTAGTTCTCGAACGGACTGCTCTACCATTTTTAAGCCTTCAAGACGCCCCATCATGAACCGATACCGTTCCATGTCCGCAATCGTGCCATTAAGCACAATCGCCTCGGAGTCCTGCTGCAGTTTCCTGATTTCTTTCAGGACTGCCTCTGCAAATTCAAGCATGGTCTATTCCATGTAAGGCAGACAGTTACAAGCCACCGTCTGGAGGCGTAAAATTTAATACATGCGGGTTGATTTTTTCTTCATCACGCAGCCCTGACCGCGAGCCGTGACCATTCCGCCTTTTTTCATCTTCACGGGCGTGTCATCCTCTGGGTACTGCACTTCAGAGGCAGCCATGTCTTCGTAATCACGCGCCGATTGAGGCACCGACTCCATGTCCTTCCTTGCCTGCTTTGCATCATCACGCGCAGCTTTGCTCATGGTAGGCGCAATCCTACTAAGTAGATCGCGCTCTTCACGTTGTGCGCGCTGAAGCTTTTGGCGTGAGCGCTCCATCTTCTCTTTTTCAGATGCGGTAGGCTTACGTACAACCGCGGATTTATTGGGTGACATACCTAACTCCTAGTAAATTTTAACAGGGTAATTGCCGTCACGCTTTTTAACGGTGCGCACCACGCCACCGTTTCTCATCTTTTTTGTTTTTCCCGCCGTAGACAAGGAAATAGCAATAGCTTGTTTCACTGCCTTACCCTTTGTCTTCGGTTTGCTCGTACCTATCGTGCCAGACTTTTCATAGTCTCTCACAATCTCGGAAATATTTCCACTCACAACCTTGTTGCTTCGTCCTTTTTTAAGAGGCATTGCGTCGCTCCATCCCTTGTTGAAGAATCTGCGCACGCTCACGTGCGACTTCCGCACGCTGATCAGCAATGTTTTGCTGTGTCTGAACACGTATTTGCGTAGATTGCTGATTTTGTGCAATCTTTTCACGGTCAATGGCAATTTGCTCTTGGTCAATCTTCAAGTCAGCCTGGTCTTTAGCCGCCTGTTGAGCAAGTTCCTTTTCTTTGAGCGCAATAACAGGATCGGGTTGACCGCCACCGCCCGAAAGTTGGTTCTGCAGGTCACGCACCTCTTGCATAAACTGTGCACACTTCAGTGCAATCATGCCTTCTTTTTGGATTGACGACACCATGTGGTCAGGATCGCTGCCGTAATTCATGAAGATTTCGGCTTCGGTATCTTCCTCGGCTTTTATACGCACATGCTCAAAAATATGCTTCTGCAAGGTTGCCGCCGCCGCGGGTAATGACCCTAAAATTGGGGACAAGCCCATAATTAAATGCCCTGCAATGTGCGCATCATGCTGTTGCCCCGCAAAAGCCTTTAATTGCATGCCATCCAACACATCGGCATTTTCTGTCGCGGGATCCTTGGGCATTTGTGTGTTCTGCGGGCGCAAAATCCCGTCAATATCCCGAATGTTCAGCGCAGCATACACCCTATAGTACGCCTCGTACATGTTGTGCATCTGGGGCGCGGTCTGCGCTAATTGCAATTGTGTCTGGGCAAGCGTAATGCGTTGCGCAGCAGAAAAAATATTAGGATCTGCCACGGGCAAGACCGCTACCATCTTGCTGAAATCGTGTTTTTTAATGGAGCGCGAGGCACCTGGCACATCGTAGGGGTACTCTTCGGGCAAATACTCGCCAAAACCTCTGGCAAGCATTTCAAATTCCATTTTTTGCGCATAATGCATGCGCTTATGGATGGCCGACATCACCATGGAGCCACGCTCAAGCAGCGCAATGGTGGTGCCCACCGCCGCATTCTGGTTTCCATCGCCTACTTGCATGTCCGCCGTGCTTGCCAGACGCTTGCCTGCCTCCACCGTAAAGCCCAACAACTGAAATAGTGTCTGCGAAGGCTCTTTATACGGTAACGGAAGCAGCGAAGAGGTTAATTCCGCACCGCCCGCATCAATATCACGCCACTCACCAGGCTGGATCGGCTGATCATCATCCGCGATCCGCGCGCCTTTGGCCTTGAAACCCGCAGGCAAGTTTGCCAGAGTACCCGAATCCAATAATTGACGAAGAGCTGCCGTTGCTGTCTTAGATAAGCCGCCAATCAGATGGACAAAACCCAAGCCGTACGCACCCAAGCCCTCAACCAAGACGTAATGCACAAAATATTCGCGACGTTCAAACTTTTTGTTGCCTTCAGTCCAGTTGCGACGCACGCTCAAAACCTTGCCGCTCGACTCATCTAAGGTCACCACATACGGCAACTTGATTTCTGTCGGTTCGCCGTCCTCGCCCACGTCCTCAAAGCCTGGAATATTTAATGCAACTTGGAATTCCAACAGGAAAAGCTCTTCGGGGGAGCCCGATTCCACGACTCCTGTCTGCTTGTCCACCGAATAACGAATCTGACTAGCATCCGCGGGCACGCCCAACGCAGAAACATTGACATCCAAGTACTCGCCTGCGACCACGCGCTTGCGAAAATCATTGGAATCCATCGCAATACGGTGCGTGATCCGCGGGCATTGGCTCATGACGCTTGAACCCCAGTACGGGATATACACGTCATCAGGCAAACAGAGCTTGCTCACCATGCGTCCAAGCTGCTCGTCGTAATAAATCTTTTTAAATGCCGAGCCGCCGTACCCTGTGTAGAACAAAAGTTGATCAAACTCCGGTGTGTACTCTTTCATTACCGTCGTGATCTGGTAATTCATAAAGTCTTGCACGCGAGAAGCTTGTTGAGCCTTGTCTAACGTCTCTTTGCCCACGATCTGCGTGCGCACGGGACCACCCGCAGGCATCAGTTCCTTCATGGCTTGGGACTGAAACTGCACAATCGCCTCAGTCAACATGGGATGCACCGCACCGGCCGCTCCTCGGAAAGGCTTCGTGCGCTCTTCAATCTTTAAACCAAGAAGCTCCAAACCCTTGGAATACATCTGTTCCCAGTCGCCACGGCCAGATTTGTCCGCCTCAAACATCGCCATTAATTCAATAGAAATGTGCGACAACTCGCCCTCGTCAATGACCTCGGCCAAGTTGCCATAGAAACCAACTTCATTGGCCTCGTCGTCACCGATTTCAATCAAAGCGCCACCGTCGTCTTCTAGGACGATCTCAATGTCAGGCATTTGTGACACCTCTGGCTGCTCGATTTCCACGGTAATCGGAGCGGGATTAACGCTTTTTTCTATAGGCATTTGTAAAACCTTGTTGTGTTAACCACCACCAGAATCGTTATACCAATAGTTTTGTTCTTGGTACTCTGGTGAGTTTAAAATGCTTTGCCGTATCTCTTCTTCCGACGCGTTTCTATTTGCAGCGATACCTGTTGGATCAGGAGCACGGCCCAGTAACTCTTGATACAAGGCCTCTATCCCCCCAATGTTGGGGTTTTGTGCTTGGTATTCTGGAGATGCGGCAATACTTTGGCGAATAACCTCGTCGGACTGCCCTACATTTGCAGCAACTCCTGTCGGGTCAGGGGCACGACCGAGCATTTCTTGGTATATGTTGGCAATCCCCCCACCAGGCGCTCCCGCACCTGCTCTTGCTTGATACTCAGGCGAGCTTAAAATGCTTTGGCGGATTGTTTCTGCAGAAGCGCCTTGATTTGCTGCAAGCCCCGTTGGGTCAGGGGCACGACCTAGCAACTCTCGGTATAGTTGCGTAATAACGTCCGCGCCCACACCCGGTGATCCCGCTACAGGGGCGCTGGCGCCCGCAATCTTTTTCTTGTACTCATCCGAAGCTAGAATGCTTTTGCGGATTGTATCAATTGAAGCACCCTTATTTACAGCAAGACCTGTTGGGTCTACTTCTCGCCCTAACAACTCCCTGTACAAACGTGCTATGTCCGCCGTGCTTGCAGCGGCGGCGGCACCCGTTGATCCCACCACAGGGGCAGCCGCAGCACCTGCGCCAGACCTGCCGCTTATGTTACGTAAGCTTTCCGCTATCCTAGCGTCTTCTTGACTCTTCGCTGCATACTGTGCTTGGGAGGTAGCCTCCATGGCACGTCGCCTTGCAGCACTATTCTCCGCACGAATAGCCTCGGTAAGTGCTGCTTGACGTGTGTAAAAATCATTGGCCGTGTTGTCCGCCGCTGTAGGCGTTCTTACTTGGGGAACGGGGACATTAAAGTCATAAATACTTGACCCAGTCGATCCAAAGGAAGGCTGTTGCACTAAAGGTGGTGCCGGCAAAACAGGGGAAACAGCCGCAGGCGACATGGATCCAAACATCGGACGCGGTGCCCTAAGCCCTGCGATGTCCGTGTTTAACGCCCCAAAAGTCGGCCTAAGCGCTCGGGGAGTAAAGGGAGTAGGTGTAGATGAAAGAAAGGCAAGAGGATCAGCGCTCTGCGCAGTAGGCAACGCGGTTTCTTCTACCAAACCGCCGTCTGCATATCCCACCGATTGTTGTTGCAAAGGCGTTAAATCCTTCGCTCTACCTAACGCATCTAACATCATGCGAGAACGCGTATCCATGGGACAACCCCGCTAAAAATAATTACTCCGATTGTATACCTCAATAGTACTCAGGTACAACCCCCGCATCTGAACTCGCCTCCTCCGCCTCATCGGAGTCCAGAGCAATAAAATTCCCCGTCCTAAACCGCATCCACGCCTGTACCGTACTGTCCACTTGGTCGTCATTGTCCCCGTTCGGGAATGCCGCGCACTCCTCGACCAACTCCTCGGCCCAATGCTCGTCAGGCGCCCACACCATCCCCGCCTCCAAAATAGGCGCCACCGCGTTGGCTCTAGAAACCTTGTCCTGCCCCGCTCGTCTGCCCCCAGGCGCGTACATCGTCACAGGAATCCCCACGCGCCGCAGCTCCTGCTGCAAAGTAGTTCCCGTCGCCTTCGCCTCAATCAGTACATTGTCAGGATTCCAGTACTTGTACTCCGCAATCGCCACCCGTTTGAGCTCAGGAAAGTCCCACCGACCGCGCTTGACGGCCAACAAGATAATGTTTGGCCCATCGTCCGCACTGGGGTAAAACACCCCCCACGTCGTAATCACAGAAAAGTCCGCCGTCTCCTTCTTGGAGTACGCCGTGTCGTAGCTCTGGATAATATACTCCACAGGGGGAGGCTCACTTTGCTGCCACACGCGCCACCACTCGCGCTTGAGAATCGCCCCCTCATCGGCCGTCGGGCGCTGCTGGTACATCGCATTCCACTTCTGCACGGACAGCGACGCGCGAACCCCCTCCAACTCCTCAAGCTTCCAGAACTCCGGCCACAACGCGCGGCCACTGGGCAAGATAGCAGGAAACTCAATTACCTCCCACTGATCCGCATTCTTTCCCTGCTGTGACTTCAATAACCTAGCCGTCAGATCCTTGGTCCCCCATCGGGTCATAACCACCACAATCGCCCCGCCTGGCTGCAAACGTGTCCGTGGACCCGAGCTATACCACTCCCACGCATTGTCCAACGCTAACTCACTCATCGCATCTTGCTCCGAGTGCGGATCATCAATCACCAAGACATCCGCGCCACGCCCCGTCATCGCTCCACCCACACCCACCGCAAAATACTCCCCTCCCTTATTCGTGTCCCACCGACCCGCCGCCTTGCTGTCTTGCTTCAACAGAACACCAGGGAAAATCTCCTTGTACACGTCCGTGTCCATCAAGTCGCGCACCTTCCTGCCAAAACGCACCGCTAACTCGCCATTGTGCGTCGCCTCAATTGCCTTGGTCCGCGGATCACGTCCCATCAAAAAAGCTGGCAGAAGATAGGATGCAAATTCGGATTTTGTGTTGTGAGTACAGATGTATCCTTCACCTGCCAAGAACAACCCATCCTCCCGATCCACCTTAATGCATTGCGTATCTCCGGTACAACCAAGCTTTCTAATGCGAATGTATCTGCCAAAAGTACGCTCACTTTTTAGGGTTCGCTCTTCTTTGCGGGGAAGGAAGCAAATGTTGCTGGCATAGAAAGAAATTTTCCAAGAATTGCCATAAGACTTGTCTCCGATCTTTGCCTCTGACACAAGGATATTGGCTTTAATTCCTAGGCTCCGGATAAGCTCTGCCGCTTGGTCAATAAATGCCCGATTGCTCTGTGCAAAGAAACACTGGCCTTTTTTGGATATATTCCCATCTGAATCCATTAGCCCTTTCAACAAGTCACGGCGCTGGCTTTTGCTCGCCGTCATGTACGCTGCAGGAATATGCTTGTTGCCCAATACGCCAAGATCACGCAGTTTAACTTTAAGACCAAGAATGCCAAACGTCATTTTTGTAGACTGATCTGTTGTGGCATAGCCTCGACGCTCAACTTCAGGACGTATAAATGCGGCGTCCTCGTCGTGTGACGTAATAATTCCATTATCTTTGTGTCCGTCACCTAACCATAGGCCAAGCACATAGGGGTCTATAGGCAGGTCTGCTTCTGCATATTGAACAGGCAAACAATCAGGCAATCTCGGAAGCCGTGGCTTTACCATGTGAATGCCTTTAATAAACTCTACCTCTCCCGATCTCTTGGTTCTCAGAACTTCGCCATTCTGCCGACGCCACAATTGTTCTGTGGTGTAGTCATGGTAAACGGAACCTTTTCTGTCAAGCCGGACAGTCCACAGGTGCTCGCCGTCCACGTCAAGGTAAGTATTATCATCCGTCCAAACGCGATATAACTCCCTGTCCTTAAAGACCTCAGACTTCCCCAAAACCTTAACAGGGCATCCGTCAGGACCAAAGACAAAGTCTCCTGGCTGCAGGTTTGCCATCGTTTTAAAACCGCTTGTGGTAGGTATTTTCATATCCACCATTATAGCATGTCTTGGAGGCATGTTCACAATCAACCGCTTTAACGTCCCATTGGCAATCCTGTCAAACGCATCAGCCATAATCCGGTGATGCTCACCAAGAATCGCGGCCGGCCAGACGTATTTGACAAAGTCGATGAAGTGCGTACGCGCCTTTTCCTGCGCCTCCAACATCTGCAGACGCAACTCTAGCCGCAGCTTCTCAGCCTCTAACTCCGCCCCATGACCGCTACGCATAGTATTCATGGCGCAAATAATATCACGCACCGCGGAGCGCGAGGCAAGAAGAACGGCTCAAGGATCACGGCTCAAGGGCAAAAGTCATTTGCGTTTGAATTTTGCAAAAAATTTTGGGGAAATCGTTTATAGAACAAAGGGGGAGGGTTCACGGATCAAGGGGCTAAGGTCGCTTTAGTCATTTGCGATTCGGCGCTAATATTTTGTGCGAAATAGGGCTTAAGCTGCCGCTAGGGAAAAAGGGGGGCTATTTTGCGGAGTGAGTGCTAACTAACCTAGGGTAAACCCGAAGTGCTCAAGGTACCCTGAGGGTTAACCCTGAGCCAAGCGCCTAGGATAGGAAAAGCCTATCGGATTCCTGGACCTGATAGGCGTTGACAATGGCGCTGGATGCGTGGATCGTGCGGCATGGATCACGGATCACGTGCCACGGATCACGGATCACGATTGTTTCACGTGAAACAATTGAAACGATCCGTGACCCATGCCCACGGATCACGCATAGGGAAAGCCTATCACCCGCCTGGATTCATAGCCCACGACTATCGGACCAGATTCCCTCAATTGTTTCACGTGAAACAATTTGGATGGATCACGCACCACGGATCACGGAAAAATCTAGAAGAAAAACGGATCACGGATCACGTGCCTATTTTAGAAAATATTGGTGAGTTTAGGGGAATAGTACGTAAATACATACTATTGGTAGTGAATTCCACTATTTTTTAATTATGATACGGGAATTTTCCCTATTGTTTCACGTGAAACACCAATAAAAACAAGCGATATTTTGGCCTACACCTAGGCGTCAAAAAGGTAAAAAATCGCTCAAAACCCGTTTAAATGCGTCCTATGGCCATTAGGGAAAATCTATTGATCCCTCCAGGTTAATAGATATTTATTTGTGGTGAATTGTGGTACATCCATTAAAATCAAAGAGTAGGATTTTTATTAACTTTATAGGGGTTACGTAATGAAGAAATACATTATCGAAACACGCACGTTTTGCGATGGATGGGTTAACACGTGGACGGATGATGGAAAACCCGTTATTTTTGATAACTTCCAAGAGGCGCAAGAGGAGTTAAATATTTACTTGTTTGGGCTATCCATTGACGTTGATTTAGGCAATATTGAAGATTACGATCCCGAAGATTTTCGTGTAACTGAAATAGGCGAATAATCATGCATAGACTCTTTTATAACTACGATGGAAAACTACCACGCATTAAGGGATTTATAGACGATTCTTGGCGGAATGACGTTTGCCCATCGTTACTAAATGAATCAAAAAACCTTAAGTTATGGGTAGATTATAAAAATCCTAATAGGCGTGAATGTGGCGGTATGCGTTACACGTTATGCGCCTATAACAATAATGCGGATCAATACGAAGAATTATTCGCCACAGAATCACTAACTGAAATGAGGGGATATATAAATGAAAAATATTGAATCCGCACGGGATTTTATAAAGGTTTGTGATTACAAGGGTTATTTCCACGGAAAAACATATTACATAGACAAAACTAAACAGGGTTATGTTGCATCAACAGGCGGGATTTATTGCGAGAAATTTAATGCACGTACGCTAAAGGATTTATCCGATCAATTACTAAAGGTCACAAAATGAAACACTTAAATATGACTGATGAGCACGTTAATACCGTGCATTATGCATGCTTAATGCTTAACTCATTGGGGTTAAACGATCCACACTTATCACAGAATAACGAAGGTGATCCCGTGATCGCTTTCACGTTTAACGATGTGGGCATTTTTAACCCGTATATGACAGAAAATGGGTTTGACGAATGCGATGCGGGTGATTATGGCCTGACAGGCATTCAAGCAAATGCACTATGCAAAATTAACGATGCATTAGGCTTTAATTGGGAGTTATAAATAATGAGCACTAAACAAAACCTTTTAAAAGAATTTGATGCTATGCGTGGCGTGGGCATTAGAGTACCGGATAATGCTTACAGCATATTAGATACCGAAAACCTAGGCGATTATGAGGGCATGGGGCTAAGTGATTTAGCGGATCTTTTAATACAGTTATCGGAGTTATGAAAAATGAAACACGATATTTTATGCGTGGTGTTATTCGGTTTACTTATTGTTGCTGCATGCTTTTTATAAAAACTATAGTCCGCCAGGAATTGATAGGAAAATACAATCTTGGCGGATCGTAAAAACTTTATAATTAATTCAGTTTTAAACCTATACAGAGAGAAAAATCATGGGACGATACTTTTTGCAAGATATGGCGAATGCATATTTAGAGTGTGCATATTTTACCGATGTTGAAGAAAATGAAAGCGAAGAAATTGAATTTACACCCACGTTTAAAAACAATGCATATAAAGCATGTTGCGATTTTGAAAATGCATGCGCCACGCTAGAAATTGATATCAGGGTTTATTCACCAGAACAATTAGGGCACGATCTGTGGTTAACCCGTAACGGGCATGGCGCGGGATTTTGGGATCGCAAAGAAATATATAATGATCATGCTGATTTATTTACAGGCATGGCACGTGCTCAGGGTTACCACGAAATAGAATTCGTATAATATTAGTAAACCTATACAGAGAGAAAGAGATCATGAAAAAAAGACAATTGTTTTCCATTGGTACGAATGCCAAAACAGTAAAGGGCAATAAGTTAGGTTTCCTAACTGGTGTAATGTATTTCGCACCTAGTGATTTATCAGGTTTTCAGGTTTGCCCAATGGCAAAAATGGCACGCTGCGAAGATCCATGTTTGTATAAATCCGGCCGTGGTGTTTTTAATAGTACCCAAAATGCACGCATCAAAAAGACACAAGAGTTTTTTACGGAACAAAACGAGTTTATGCATACTTTGGTGTACTCAATTAATGCATTGATTCGCAAAGCAAAAAAAGAAAAACTAATCCCATTAGTGCGACTAAACGGTACAAGCGATATCCGATGGGAAAATATTCGTTTTGAGTACGAAAATAAGTACCTAACTATTTTTGAAGTATTTCCAGATATTCAATTTTATGACTATACAAAAATAGTGAATCGCAAAGACTTACCCGCAAACTATGATCTAACTGTTAGTTATTCCGGTGCTCCAGGTTTCCAAAAGTATATTCAAAAATCTATAGATTCTGGTGATCGCATAGCGGCCGTTTTTCGCACTCAAGAAAATATCCCCGATACTTTTTTAGGCATGGATTGCATAGGTGGTGATGATAGCGACGTGCGACACGTAGAGCCAAAAAATGTAATCGTAGCTCTTTACGCTAAAGGTAAAGCAAAACGGGATACATCGGGCTTTGTAGTGGATGCACCACGCAAAGTGATACCAATACGTTTAGCCGCATAACTCTAGGGGTTAAAAATGGATGATTACGATTTAGGTAAACGTCACGGGATCGCACGGAAAGAAAAGCGATACCCAAATAACAATAGTTATGCTGCGGGATATATAGTGGGCATAAACACATTAACCACGGATCAGATTCTACAAATGGCCGTGACAATTGGAATGATGCGCTATGCATTAGAGCGTACACAAACCCTTTTGAACGATCCAGATGCATCTAGTTTTGATGCTGATCTAGTTTTAAACTTAATTGAAAAGGCCTTGAAATGAACAAAATTTATCGCGCCAATTACGAATCCCGTAATTTTTCTTTTGAGGCGTATGGCAAAACTGAACACGACGCGCGCGCTGCGTTAATGATCGGTTTGTTGCGCCATATGCACCAATACAATCTTGACCACGATTGGTATCAAAAAGACGATATCTCAATTGTTGAATACCAAATGAATACCCCATATCGGGATTACAGCATCATCAAGGGTGAATAACATGAACAAACCACAACTATATACTATGACAGGTTTTGTCAGGGTTACGATTGAAATTATTGCAGCGGATGATGAATCAGCAGAAAAACAATTCTACGATGCCCAATTATCGGACTTTGTTTTAAAAGAAATTGAATTAATCGAAGTTGAACATTTAGGGGAACATTATGCCAATTAAATACTTGAACGGCCAATTAGTTGAACATGGGGATATTGTGCACGTTAAAAACCGCGCCTATTATGTGAGGGATATTTACGACACAATGGACACGATTACCCTATCTAAGATGGATGAATCAAAGGACCAAGTGAATGTAAAACTGTCGGATATAGGCGCCTATCGTGACAACGTGCACCCCTTATTTAAGGACATTTTGGGGGCGATCAAACCATGAAAACCACGCCCACGAATCCAGGACTGTTTAAGCTTATTTCACGTCTTCTCATGTTTGCGGCCTTTCACGCCATTTTTACAAACAGAGATAAGAAAAACAAATAACCCTAAGCCCCGCTAGTCAGGGCTTTTTCTTAGCCATCGGCCAACAGAGCACGCATCTCGGACCAATCTACAGACCGTACAGGCCATTGAGCGATGGGGGCTACCCTTACGCCTTCATCAAACAGGAAAAGCGCCTGAGCGCCCCTGTAGAGCTTTAGCGTGGGTTTGTCCCCAGATGACTCAGGTGGATAGTACTGGACCAGTATGAAAGTCGGGCACCCAATACTAGCGTGCTTAAGATGAAATGAGTACTGGTGGGGGCTAAGGTTTATCTTGAGTCCCGCTTTCACTACCTTCAGCTCCATCATCACGAACATCGAATGCGAATCCAAAGCTATCAACAGGTCCGGGATCCCGAGGTTTACCCGGTTCTCGATCTTCGTGATCAGGGCTCGCGGCAAATTTTCGTTTAACTTTTTCGAGAGCATTGCTTCCGGTTTCATCGGCATCGCTTACATCCTCAATTTGATTGACTTCAATGTCCAACACCCCGCCTGGGGAGCTGCCGTATAACTGCTTGATTTCTTGAAGCTTTCGCATGACTTCTTCTTTGCTCATGCTGTCAATCGTGCCGTGCCGGATTTCCTTTCGATCAATGTAGATGGTGCCCAACGCTTGCCCGCGCCTGTACTCCGCGGCCACCGCAGCACCGTAATTACCCGCTTCGAGCGCGCGATCTCTAATCATCTGCATGTCGCGCATATGCCGTTCGAACGTCGTGCCGTATTTTTCGGCCAGTTCACGCCTAAACTCTTGAATTGCGGCCACCACGTGGGGATGCGTCTCTGGCGTGGTCAACGCTCTGGCCATGGGACCCGCGCTAGAGTCTGAATAACCCGCACGTAATGCAGCCTCTTTCATCGTGACCTGCCCCTCGCCCGACACCAACTCATGCACAAACCGCCATTCCCGCTCGCTGAGCGCTTTAAATCTCCCGCCCTTAGGCTTGGGTACGGGTTCACTCAAACGCATCGCCACGGACGCTTTAAGCAGCGTGGGGGGCTTTTTAAGCGAACGCGATGCCTTACGCCGTTCATTCTTCTGTTCTTTTGACAAAGTCATGGCTAAACCCTCCTCACAATCCAAATCCCATCCTCTTGCCCCTGCCGGACAGTAAACCGCCTTGTCGGGTAACGACGATAAAACGATTTTAGTGCGCTTCTAATATTTTCCACTTCAACAGGCGACTCACACAAGAAGTAGTCCCCGCGTATCATGGACTTGAACGGATATCTAATCCTTTTGCTTGTCGAACTTCGACGCATGTAGTGCTGTTTTTGAGTAATTCCAACCAGCCCCACAACCTCATCTCTTACAGGCATTTCAACCTCCTTTCCGAGTATCCAAGTAGAGTATCCTACTCTACCCCTTTTAGCAATCTTTTCGAAACCAATTATTCAATTCTATTAACGGATACTTCCCACGAAAAAAAAAAAAAAAAGTAAAAAATGAGACCGCGCGCGCACCCCGTAAAAACATCACCCCTCACGTTTAAATAATCCTTTGTGTAATAAAAGACCCGCATAAACACTAGCTCTTCACGTCATTACGCCCTTACGGATACTTTTTGTTCAAAAAAATAATTTCATTTTTTTTCGTGGGAAGTATCCGTTAATATAAGGGGCCAGACGTAATAATCCTGTTTTCCCAAATTTCAACGTAATAATTTTGCCGCTTCGCGGTCCGCGGTCCTTGACCCCTTCTCCTATCTCATTCTCCGCCCTCCGACCCCCTTTTTCCCCTCCTTTTTGCCCCTGCTTCGCAGCCCCTCTTACGTGTTGTACATTACACTACGTTTGTGTTATATTAAATACCATTACTAACAACTTCTTGGGGTTGTAATGGAAGAAAAAAAGCCTTGTTCAAAGTGTAAGGAAGACAAATTTTTATCTTTTTTTCACCGCAGTACAAAAGCATCTGATGGGCATGCTTCTTGGTGCAAGACATGTGTTAATGGTTTTGCCAGGCAATCAAGAAAGCGCACGTATTTTCCTGAAAATAAAAGAAAGTGGCAGCTTAAAACACGTTATGGACTGACTCCTGAAAAGGTTGAAACAATTTTGGTTAAACAGCAACATCAGTGCGTATTGTGTTTAAGTTCTTTAGATAAATTTCACATTGATCATTGCCATAACACAGGTCAGGTTAGGGGTATTTTGTGCCACAAATGCAATATTCGACTAGGGGGTTGGGATGATCTCCAATGGCGTAACAAAGCTTTATCTTATCTTGGGATTCACGTATGAAATTCATTTCAATCTGTTCTGGTATTGAGGCTGCGAGCGTGGCTTGGGAGCCCCTTGGTTGGGAGGCGGTGGCTTTTTCTGAGATTGAGCCGTTCCCGAGTGCTGTTTTGGCTCATCACTACCCTGACGTTCCTAATTTTGGGGACATGACGAAGTTTGATACGTGGCCAGAGGAGATTTTTCTGGAGGCGGATTTGATTGTTGGTGGTCCACCCTGCCAAGCTTTTTCTGTGGCGGGAAATCGTGAGGGCTTGGCGGATGACCGAGGCAATCTGACGCTTGTGTATGTACAACTTATCAATCACGCTGATTTAATTAGGAAAAAGCATGGAAAAGAACCAGTTATCGCTTTTTATGAAAACGTCCCCGGACTCTTCTCAGACAAGACCAACGCATATGGCTGCCTTCTTGGAGCGCTTGCCGGAGAAGATGGTGCGCTCCTCGCTCCAGGGGGCAAATGGACAGACGCTGGTTGCGTGTCTGGTCCCCAAAGAGCAATGGCGTGGAGACTCTTGGACGCCCAATACTTCGGCTTGGCACAACGTCGCAGACGTGTGTTCCTTGTCGCAGGTGCTGGAGACGGGTTTAATCCCGCCGAGATTCTTTTTGAGCGAGAGGGCGTGCGCAGGGATTTTGCGCCGAGCCGAGAAACGGGGCAAGCGGTTGCCGGAACAATTGCAGCGCGCTTTGGAGACGGTGGCCAACCGACTGGAGGCGTAGGAGTAGCGCACGTTGCGCCTACCGTTACTGGTGGGCCTCCTTTTAGTCGCACAGGCAATGAACGCGTGGAATGCGATGCCCTCGTAGCGACCACTGTTATTGGAAACGTGGAGGGCGGGGCGGCCACTACCCTGTCTTCACGGGAGTACAAGGGCTTGTCTTGTGGGCGCGACGGCATGACGAGTGCGGCGGTGGTGTATGAGCCTATTGCCCTTGCCATCCCGATCCATGATCAGGCCACGCGGTTCGCGGGCAAGCGTGGGGACAAGCAAGATGGCAAGGGCAATGGACTGGGGATAGGTGAGCCCGGAGCCCCGATGAACACGCTCACCAAGGGGGATCGCCATGCGGTGGCGCATGCCATACCTCTTGACCTACGCAATGCGGGTCGTGATCCAGAGAAGTATGACGCAATCAACCGTCAAGGCGTGGGGGTCGGTGAGGCGGGTGATCCATCACACACTATTACGTCCGCTTTTGTGCATGGCGTGGCGCAGTCTGTTGAATCAACGCCTGATACCTTGTATAATAAAGGTATCAAACAAGGGGAACATGATGCCTGCACACAAGAAACCTACGCCGGAACGCTATTGCGAACATTGCTCCAAGAGGTTGGAGAGGAAACTTTTGCCAAATGGGGACTTGGAATATTTAATTCACTTCAATCGTCGGAAATATTGCGGGAGAAGCTGCATGGCAGCGGCTTTCGACCTGCGACATTCTCCCGTAGTTGGGTGGTCTACTGCACATTATCACGCAAGGAAAATGGTTCCTGCTGGTTGTTGCAATCGTTGCTCGAAGCCGAATGCCCTCGATGTACATCACAAGGATGGAAACCATCTGAACAATACGCTAGAGAACTTGGAGCGTATTTGTCGGGGTTGTCACAACCTGGAGCACAGTCGCAGAGGTTCTTGCAAGATTTGTGGCAAGCCGCAGAAGGGTTTGGGCTACTGCGAGAAGCATTATCAAAGATTCAAGAAATGGGGCGACCCTTTAATGGTCAAACACAACCAGTTTTCTCCAGCATGCAAGTTAGACGATTGACCTGCGAAGAATGTGAATTTTTACAGGGATTTCCACGCGGTTACACCAACATCCCGTGGCGTGGCAAGCCAGAGGCGCCTGATGGTCCGAGGTACAAGGCGCTTGGTAACTCATGGGCGGTACCGAACGTGCGTTGGATAGGCGCGCGTATTGATCAATATTTGAAGGCACCGAAAGGAGAAGTGAAATGAGCCGAATTATTACGCCTACAAGCCCCCGTAAGGACACCTTCTTGACTTTGCGGGTGACGGAGGCCTTCCGTGAGGACTTGGCCATGTTGGCTGAACAGTCGTTGAGGAGCGTGAGCTCACAGGCTTTTTATTACATTCAGCTTGGCATGCAGTACGAAGCGCGTCTTAACCTGTCCTCTGAGCCCCCAGAAGCCCCGTAGCGGCGTTTTGCTGCCCCAGAAGCACTAAGCCCTGCCTTTTGCCGAAAGCGGCGTGGCGGGGCTTTTACTTGTTTATTGGTTTTGTGGGGTGTGAGCCTCGATAAAGCACGATTACGAATCAAAGAAAAACTACGCTCAGGCGGCGAAGAGTGCAGGTGCCTGCCAAGGTACCTAGGTTGCTTATACCGCCCTCACGTCCAGGCGGCTAAGACCTGGTGCTCACATGGCTAGTGCCTGTTGCCCAAGCGCCAGACATGTAAGCCCCCGTCTTTCCGGGGTGTCAGTAAAACGCGGGGGTTTGAACTAAGGAGGTTCGTTTCACGTGTTTATTCTACGACTTTTTTTGGTTTGCGGGTGTACTTCTTGGCGGCCATGATCCCCGAGTCGTGGTCCGTGATCCTTGATGCGTTTTCGCGGCGCGCGGCTCGCTCCTCTACCATGGCCTCTGCGATGTCGTAGGCGTATTCTGCTAGTTCGCTGATTAAGGGGGTGCGGGTATCGGAGTTCAGAAGCCCTTGCAGGGCGAGGGCAGCGAAGAAGTCGGTCAGGTCTTCGTCATTCATTATTTCTCGCTTTTAGCATGACATCTGCAATCGAATATGAATTGTCAGCAATTTCTACCCAATTGTGAATATTGTTTTGAGTTAAATATCCTTGCATAGCCGCCGTTGCGAAGTAATCCCGCAAGGTCATACCTTCAGCCATGTCTGTTTCTCTTTTCCATGTAGGAAATGCAGGTTGGTTCATTTGTTTGTCTCCTCGATGAGTTTGTCTAAGTAGTGTCGTGCCTTTTTTAAATCTTCAAGCCCGTGCTTTTCTTTCCATCGCGATACGTACTTGACTACGTTGCCTTCTAGATAGCCAAGGTTATTCGCAATGATGTAATCCCAGGGCTGAATAGCTTTGTTCTGGTAGTGGTCACCTCCTACCTGTCTGTCGTTAGCGGCGGGCTTAGCTGCAGTTTTAGCAATCGCCGCGTGTACTTGATCCTTGATACTTGCTCGTCGTTCTTCTTCGGCTTCCATGCTGTGGTTCCGATTGTATACATCTTGTAGTGGTGGGTAACTCATACGGCACTCCTTATCCATGAAGCCGCTATATCACATCGGGGGAAGGGTAATGGTACTTCTGTGGCCATGCTTTGTGTAGACCTGTAGGTTTTAAGTGGACGTTCCGCGTCCTCGCCGTCCCCCCAAGCGTACTTCCTGATAAGCACGCCCCTCTTAGTTCTTGCCCAAGCGCAGATGTGTACTCGCCGAAACTTATACAGCTCGGACAGCACGGCCGCTACGGTCGCAACGGACA